AATTTTCCTGAGTTAAAGGAAAAAGCCTACGAAGAACATGACTATTGGGACCCTGACATGGTGATTGTTGAGGCCAAAGCCAGCGGACAGCCGTTGATTGACGAGTTACGACAGCGAGGAATACCAGCATTAGGGTTCTCACCGGGCAAAGGTCGTGATAAGGTGACTCGAATGCACATGGTAGCGCCATTATTTGAAGCTGGTGTTGTATGGGCTCCGGCGGACAAAAAGTTCGCGGATGAGGTTATAGAAGAAGTGGTGTCATTTCCTAATGGAGATCATGACGACTATTGTGATAGCATGACACTAGCACTAATGCGTTTTCGCCAAGGTGGTTTTATATCACTTGAAGGTGAGGATAGCGGAGAAGACTTTGTTCCGCGGAAACGGGAGTATTATTAATGGCCTTGCCACCTAGCCCAATGGGCTCACTTGTAGACAACGGCGCCATGCAAGGCGGACCAGATGACATGCTACCTGCGGTAGAAGTTGCCATGGACATGCCGGAAGATTTCTCTTCGGGCGCTGAAGTTATTCAGAATGCAGACGGTTCGGCCACGGTCCAGTCTATTGAGGACATGATAGAAGAGGCAGAGGCCCAAGCTCCTATGGAGCATGAGGCTAACCTTGCAGAGTTCTTGGATGACGGCTACATGGGGGAACTGTCCTCTGAGCTTAGATCATCCTACGAGGAAGACCAAGATTCACGTTCCGACTGGGAAGAATCCTACACCAAAGGTTTAGACCAGCTTGGTATCCGGCAGATAGAACGCTCAGAGCCGTTCCAAGGGGCCTCTGGTGTCACGCACCCACTTATAGCGGAGAGTGTGACCCAATTCCAAGCACAAGCCTACAAGGAGCTATTACCGGCCGGTGGGCCAGTGCAGACTCAGGTGCTTGGTAAGCAGGATGCAGACCGAGAAGCGCAAGCGCACCGTGTAAAGACGTACATGAACTACCAGATCATGGAAGTGATGGACGAATACGATCCGGATATGGATCAACTGTTGTTTTATTTACCGCTGTCTGGTTCGACATTCAAAAAAGTTTACTTCGATGAGGCCAAGCAGCGTTCGGTATCTAAGTTTATACCGGCGCAGGATCTTGTTGTTCCTTACTCAGCATCTGATTTGAACACAGCGTCTCGTGTGACGCATGTTTTACGCATGGACTACAACCAGATTCGCAAGATGCAGGTTGCAGGTTTCTATCGCGATATAGAATTAAAGGTTGGAGATGCCGAAGCGGATGAGGTTCGTCAGAAGGTTGACGAGATCCAAGGGATATCCAAGACGTATACGGATGAAGTGTACACTTTGTTGGAGATGCATGTTGATTTGGACCTTGAGGGTTTCGAGGACATGTCACCTGACGGAGAGCCTACAGGGATTCAGCTACCGTACATCGTTACTTTAGATGAAGCATCTGGGGACATTCTTTCTGTTCGTAGGAATTACGATGAAGGCACTGACTTAGCTAAGAAGCGCCAGTACTTTGTCCACTACAAGTTTATGCCTGGGTTAGGTTTTTATGGCTTTGGTTTGATTCACATGATTGGTGGATTAGGTCGTGCAGCTACCAGTATCCTACGCCAGTTGATCGATGCCGGAACACTCGCTAACCTCCCAGCGGGTTTCAAGGCTCGGGGCGTAAAGGTTCGTAATGATGACGAGCCTTTACAACCTGGAGAATGGCGGGACATTGACGCTCCTGGTGGTAACATTCGGGATTCTATTATTCCTCTGCCATACAAAGAACCTTCAGCAACACTAGCCCAGTTACTGGGTGCGTTGATCGAGGGTGGGCGCCGTTTCGTTTCGTTGGCTGATGAACAGACCAACAACATGAACCAAGAAACTCCGGTAGGCACTACGATGGCTATGCTGGAGCGGGGCATGAAGGTGATGTCTGCAATCCATAAGCGGTTGCATTATGCTCAGAAAACAGAGTTCCGTATTCTAGCGCGGACATTCGCCGATAACTTACCGCAGGAATATCCATACGACGTGGCCGGCGCTGAACGTACTATCATGGCGACAGACTTTGACGGCCGTGTTGATATCATTCCTGTGAGCGACCCGAACATCTTCTCGATGGCCCAACGCGTTACTCTAGCACAGACACAGTTGCAGTTGGCTCAGTCCAACCCACAGATGCACAACCTGCATGCAGCGTATCGCCGTATGTATATGGCGCTAGAAGTGCAGAATATTGATGAGATCCTTCCACCACCTCCGCAACCTCAACCGTTAGATCCGGCATTAGAGAATGCTCGGGCGTTGATGGGTGAATTGCTACAGTCATTCCCTGACCAAGACCATGACGCGCACATTAAGATACATGTGATGTTTATGAAGACGCCGTTGGTTACGACTTCCCCACAGGTTATGGGAACGTTTTATGCTCACCTACTAGAGCATATTGGCATGAAGGCACGTCTGACAGTAACTCAAGAGATTGAAAACTTGATTACAAAGGTACAACAACAGATTCAGATGGGTGCTGTGGATCCGGCTGCGGCGCAACAACAGATCGCGGAAGTACAACAGAACATGCAGAACCCTGCTGAGATGGAAAAGCTTGTTGCTATTCAACAGCTAGAGATTATGCAGGAAACATTAGCGGACCTTATACCACCAGGACAGGACGCGATGGCAGACCCATTGGTCCAGATCCGCATGCAAGAGTTGCAGATCAAGAAGCAAGACGCTGACCGCAAGGCCAGCACTGACAAGTCTGAGTTATTGTTAGAAGCTGCTAAGATGGAGCAACGTGCTGTAACAGATGCCGCTCGTATTGAAAGTTCGGAAGACATTGCTGGAAACCGCAACGATGTAAATCGTGAGCGGATTGAGGTGCAGCGTCAAGGAATGAATCGCAGGGGCTGATACTGAATAGAGGCAGCGTCGAATGATTGAAGTTTTAGCTCTGGCTGGCATGGTTACAAAAGTGGCTGGCAGTATAAGCGCCGCCATAAAGGCCGGCAAGGATATAAACGGTGTCATGCCTGCGTTCGGTCAATTGGCAAAGATTGAAAGCGAGATACATCTAGCAGAAAGCGGACGGCATAAAGGCCCACTAGGTCGCCTCACTTCTTCGGAAGAAGAAGGGTATGCCATCGCGTCAGCTAAGATGGCGCACAAAAAAGCCTTAACAGAATTAAGGTCAATGTGTAGACTTCATGCAGAACCCGGAACTTGGGACATGGTTGTCTATGAAACCGCACAGGCGCGGAAGAGACACAAACTTGCGCTAGAAGAAGAGGCTGAGAAGCGGGACAAGGTATTCTGGCTTATATCGGTGGTCTTTATCGCTCTGGTACTGGCGGTTGGAACAGGTGGTTTAATATGGGGCGCGGCTTTATTAGCAAACAGCCATCGGTGAAGAAGTGGGTTATCCTAGACAAAAACGGAAAAGTTGTCATAATCACCAGAAATAAAAGTATTGCGCTGGGCTACGCAAAATGGAGAGCCGAAAATGACAGAGTTCGATAAAGCAGACTTGGATTCCAACGGAAGCATCGATCGTGCAGAGTTCCGAACTATGTGGAATAAACTTGAACTTGAGGACCGCAAGCTTGAAATTGCAGACCAAGATTTAAAGCGCAACGCAGAGCGCAGGTTCACAGGCTTGGCTTTAATGGGAATGCTGGTTTATCCATTTATTATCTTGCTGGCGTCTGTGTTAGGCTTTGATAAAGCGGCTACGCTTATTACGGACATAGCTAGTGTATATGTAATTGCTGCGTCTGGTGTTGTAGCGGCCTTCATGGGGTTTAATGCATACTCCGCAAAGGCTGACAAAAAAGCTTCTATAACGTATGAGAAAGAACAGGGGGATAGATAATGTCTGACAAGAAAATTAAAAAAGTTATAAAGGGTTTAAAGAAAGCATCCAAGCTACATGCTGGTCAAGCTAAAACCTTAACGACAGTGTTGAAGAAAAAGAAATGAGTTTAATCGCAAGCCTCATTGGCCCTGTAAGTAGCATTCTTGATAAGGTTATTCCTGACTCTGATATGAAAGCCAAGCTGGCACATGAGATTGCTACGATGTCCGACACCCACGCGCAGCAGGCATTGCTTGCTCAGTTGGAGATCAACAAAGCTGAAGCGGCTTCTGGTAGCTTGTTCAAGGGTGGATGGCGACCTTTTGTTGGATGGATCTGTGGATTTGCTTTACTGTACCACTTTATCCTTTGCCCACTAATTATATTTATCGTGACTATTTCGGGTGCAACAATACCACCTCTGCCTGAGTTTGACATGGGTAGCTTGATGACAGTGTTGTTAGGTATGCTTGGGATTGGCGGGTTAAGAACCTATGAGAAGAAATCTGGGTTAACTAAGTAAGGAGTTTACAAAATGAAATGGTTATTGTCCTCTTATTGGTGGATGCTTCTGACAGGAAAAAAGACTCCTGTTAAACGTGGACGCCCCAAAGGTTCCAAAAACAAACTTAAAAAAAGAACCTATAAAACAAAGCCTAAGTAATGTGGGTATTGATCTGGATGCAGTTTGTTGTGGGGATGCCTATGGAATACTTTCAATTAAACAGTTTTGAGAGTAGAACTGTATGTGAAGTGTATAAAGAATTGGCAAAAGTTATGGTAACAGATAACAACATGTCAGTTGCTTGCCTTAATGTGAGGATAGAAAAATGACTTTTAAACTATCAACCCGCAGCCTAGACAGGCTTATTGGCGTAGACCCACGCCTTGTTGCTGTAGTTAAATCGGCAATTCACAACACTAAAATTGATTTCGGTGTGATTTGTGGGATGAGAACCTTGGAGGAACAGCAAGATCTTGTTGCCAAGGGCGCATCACAGACTATGAAGTCCAAGCATCTTCAAGGGTATGCCGTTGATCTAATGGCCTACTGCGGCTCTAGGGCGTCTTGGGAATTGAATTTGTACGATGATATCGCAGACGCTATGGCTGAAGCTGCTAGAGAAGTGGACGTTCCCATCAGGTGGGGTGCGGCATGGCACATATCAAACATTGCTCAATCTCAAGGCACCATGGAAGATGCCATGAATGATTATATTGATACCCGCAGAACCCAAAACCGTCGTCCTTTTATAGACGGCCCCCACTTTGAACTTATGGTCTAGGAGACACAGTATGGCACTTACAGGTAAACAAACAAAACTTGACAAGAATAAAGACGGGGAAATCTCCGGCGCAGACTTTCAGATGATGAAGGGTGGCGGCATGGTTAAACCCAAAGGCATGGCTAAAGGCGGCATGGTTAAACCCAAAGGCATGGCTAAAGGCGGCATGGTTAAACCCAAAGGCATGGCTAAA